CCTGTACATCTACCTCCTTGACCGTCCCGTCAATAAAGTTATCATCGTAGAACGCGTACCCGTCACCGGCTTTCTGCATCAGCACGGGCTTGAAGTCACCACCCCTATGGTAGTACAGTCCACCTATGATATCCTTATCCTCATCCAGTAGTTCCTGTAGGAACCCGTATGGATCGTGGTCAGGCTGGTCTTCCCAATCGATTATATGGTCATCATCCAAAAACAGTAGGTAGTCTGCATTGAACGCGAGGGCTGTTTCTACAATAGCGTTCCTGGCTCTGAACTGTTCGCTCTTCCCTTTCGTAATAAGAAAGAAGTTATAGTCTGTGTATCTCCTCCCAAAGCTGAACATCATACGTGCGTAATCGGTGAATACCTCAAGAGGTACATCACCGTAACACGGGATGCCAACAGCTATAGTCTTTTTTAGTCTCTCTTCCCCTGTATCAAACACCATCGCCAGTACCCTCAAACATTGCAAGCCAATCAGGGTCAATCACATACTCGCCTATTTCAAGGTTTAGCGTCCCGTTCTTCAGACCCTCCATCTCATCTTCTTTAATAACGTATGCCGGGGAATACCTTAAATTCCCGCAATTATGGCACTTACCGTGTTTGTGGATAAAGTCCCGGTGTACTAGACCAGCACAGTCCTTACACCTCATCACCGGATCGTTAAGCCCCGTCTCTGTATAATCAATCTTTTCGCTCATGCTACCTCCCGTTAAGTTGGGGCAGGGGCCATGATTGACCCCCACCCCGGTTTATTACATGGCGTGAATGACCGCCTTGATAGTGGTAGTCGTTCCCACCATTGTGTATGCCTCAAGCGCACAAGCCGCAGGAGACTGGATTGTCTGGACAGAACAACCAGGGGTTGCCCCGGAAGTAGCCCAGAAGTTGACCAGGTTGAGGGCCGCTGTACGCAAGTACAGGGCATCACCAACTACGATGTTTTTACCTGTAGTCGAGCAAGTGACAACAACTGAGGGATGATAACCAAAAATCTGGATCAATCCATAAGCACCTACGGCTATGGACTCAACGGCAACCCCAGCGAACAGGCCGGGAGCTTTAGCACCTATACTGATACTGACACTTACACCGTCCTTATCAGTAAGATCCCACATCACCGGCTGACCATTCGTCAAGGCGGCAGTTGCGTACCCATTCTTAACTACGATAAAAACCTTCTCTGGATCTGACCTATTAATTCTTTGGAATAGCATGGTACGTCTCTCCTTTTGTCACTGACGAACAACGAGGTTCCAGTTCCAAGTTGTCCCGTTTTGTTAGAGATTAGAGGGCGTGGATGATAGCCGCTATGGTCCCTGTAGTACCTACAGAACCGTACCCCTCAAGGGCAACAGCAGCGGCGGCACCAACGGTGTTCAACGTAATAGCCGTTGAAGCACCAGAGGCTTGCCATCCGTTCTTCAGGTTGAAGGCGTTTACCCTGGCGTACAGGGCAGCACCCGAAAAGATGTCGGCAGTGGTGGACGCGTCAACCCTGACCGCTGAGTGGTAACCATAGACCTGAATTAGTCCATACCCACCTACAGCTATGGTCTCAGCGACAATGCCAGCGAAAGAATGAGCTACATCAGTAGCCGCCATCTTGGTCACGTTAACACCGTCAACATCCGTAAGATCCCAGCCCACGGCCTGACCGTTCGTCAAGGCGGCAGTTGACCAGCCGTTCTTGACAACGATGAAAATCCGTTCTGGGTCTGATCTATTGATTCTTTGGAATAGCATTGTACATTTCTCCTTTTGTGGCTGACCAGTAACGAGGTTCCAGTTCCAAGTTACTGCGCTTTGTTAGAGATTAGAGTGCAAATATCATACACTTGATGGCAGCCGTTGTTCCTACCGCACCCTGGGCCGTTAGTGCTACAGCATACGGGGCACCAATAGTCTCACACCCGATACCGGCAGTAGCCGCAGAAGCAAGCCACGGGCCTTCAAGACAAAACTGAGTCACGTTAGCGAACAACGGGGAACCAGCATAAACATCGGCAGCGGTATTAGCATCGACTCTCACGGCTGAATGGTAACCATAAATCTGAATGAGTCCGTAGTCACCAGCGGCTATGGTCTCTGTTACGATTCCCGCGAAAGCATGGGCACGGTTAGCACCACCTGACTGGCTGACAGTCACACCGTCAGCATCGCCAAGATCCCAACAAACAGCCTGACCGTTTGACAGGGCAGCGGTCGACCAACCATTCTTAACTACGATAAAGCACTTCTCTGGATCCGTTCTGTTAATCCTTTGGAATAGCATTAGTCCTCTCTCCTTTTGTGGCTGACGGGCAGGGGGGTTCCAGTTCCCCCCCGCCCCGCTTTGTTAGAGATTAAGCAACGATTGACTGACTGATCCTGTTGACTGAACCGAACTTGCGGAGGTTGTCACAGGTCAACTGACCCATAAACAGGATCTTCGCGGTTTTAGCCGTCTGGTTCTCAGGCTCGATGAAAGGCGTGGTAACAAAATCGGTCGCCTTATCAATAGCCAGTTTCGTGAAATCGGTGTTGATGAAGAACGCACTACCCGTAGCAAAGTTTGAACTATCGTAAACATACGGGGTGCCCGAACCGTCACCGTAAAGGTCAGGGACAACTTCATCCCACGCACAATCCGCACCTCTCAGCTTGATAGTATCAAACCCTATCTCGCCAAGTTTGGTGTTCTGGATCCTGCTTCTCTGGTCAACGGCATTCTCATACGTCTCAAAAGACTTCTGGTCGAGGAGAACGATATCAGGCGCACCACCGCTACCTTTGGCACAGTGGTTATAGAACCTACGCAGACCGACAATCATCCCGGCAAACGTGGTAATAGCAAGACCGTCAACTTCGCCAGTCGCGGCAGACGCACCAAAGTTCATCGACATATTTCTCCACCAGCTATACGTGTTCTGACTGATGTTACCAATGTCAACAACTCCAGTACCTGAAGGGTCAAGACTGGACTGAGTACCACCAAAGTAGCCAAGGGGCAGGAGGTCTTTCCCGCTGTTACCATTAAGCATCCGGTAGTTAGCCGCACTAACAGTACCACCGACCAACTGGATGTTAATTTCTTCCCTCAGACTCATCTCAGCCTGTTTGATTTTACCCTCAAGCAGATTGATTAACTGCGCTTCACCGCTGTTCTGTCTCTCCTCTTTACGTGAAATACTGATGGTTCCCGCGATCTCAGCCCACTCATAGAAGGCTGTAGTGAGGCCGTCCTGTGGCTTAACATCGAGGGTTTCATAGCCTGAATAGCTTTTTACGGTGTCGTTCTTACCGTACATCAACGGGCAAGCAATTCGCTCACCACCGTCTGTATACCTGATACCACCGTTCATCTTCAGCAAACTGAGAAGAACGCTGTTCTTAAAAATGTTGTCCACCAGGGTCTTGCGGTAATTGTAAAGCGTGGTGGATAACAGGGCATCATAGTTTACAGAATATGAACTGGGTGCAGATGCTCCTGGTGCAGCCATTGTTTATACTCCTATCCTAAGTCCCTTTTAGCCTGTTCATAGGCTTCTTGGAAGGAACTCACTTTTGTTGGGGAACCTTTTGTCCTTACTGGTGCGGGTGTGGCTGGTGCTGCGGCCTTGGTCTGCTTCTCGAGTTTCTGTAATGCTGCCTTGGTAGCACGTTGTTCCTGTACCTCCATCGGTACGGAATGCCTGAACAGGGCGGGTAAATCGTTGGCTAACGTAGGATGTTGGCGCATCGTTGCCGCTATATTATCCTCGTATAATCGCCAATCAGGATCTATCGCATCAAGTTGACCCTCGACCTGTTGAGTTGTCATCTTGTGGACTGATGCCATTGCCGGGGCAAATTCACGCCTCATATCAGTCATTACTTCCTGCTTGATATCGGCAAACACCTCACTCCAGTCAGAGTATTCCTTGGGACCGCCTGAAGCGTCTTCCACTACAGCGGCAGCTTGCATAGGTGATAACCCTAACTGTTGCTGAAGTGCAACCATCGTACCCTGGGGGTCGCGTTGCACACCGTCCATGAAAGCATCGTATGCTTCCACTTTCTGTCTTGTACCGGCAAGTGCTTGGTTCTTCTGGGTCCACTGACCAAGTAACATTTTCTCAAGATTACGCAGATCGGTTACAGCCGCCGGGTCTTCTATCTTACCCAGCCGTTCTTCCCACTCCTTACGGTCAAAAAATGCTGGTTCCTCTTTTTCTACAGGGGCCGGGGTATCCGGTACAGCCGGGGCCGGTGTCTCTGTAGGGCTTTCAACTCCAACGTGTCCCTCTGGTTCAGCCGGAGTCGGTTCAGGGATACCGCTAATGGGTTCCTGTGCCGGTAATCCTGCTGGTGCTTCGGGGGTTTCGGTTGGTTCGCTCATTCTAAATTCTCCTTTTGGGGACCGGCGTGTGGTATCCATACGGGCACATCATCCGGGTGTCCCATGAAACTGCTAGATTAATCCGAATATTTTCTTTCTCGGCTCCTCCTCAGTCTTTGCTTGTTTAAATGACTTCCTATGGCCTGTCCATCTCAAGAAATCTTCCTGGCAAGCCTTACATAAATCAAGTTCTGAAAGTGTCTGCATATCCTTCAGCACGGTTACTGAATGTCTTTCCCTGTGTCTATCGCAAACCCTCATGCCTCCCCCTTATCAGGTATACTGTTGTTCACCCTTCCCCTGGTATCACTCTGGTTGTTCAAACCACGGTCATAACACTCATTGTAATAGTGTTGCCTACTCTTGATATACACAGGCTCCACACCCATGTTATGCTCCAGGTACGGTTGCCAATCAGGCATTATACGGGTAGGTGATATCAGTCTTGTCATGGGTTGTTCACAGGTGGTACACCGTACAACCTCCTCTACCTTGGCCCAGATGTTCTCAAACTCACCGTGGTCATCACACCTGTAATCGTAGATCGGCACTATCCACCACCCCTGATATTGTTGATCCCGGCACCGCCACCACTAGCAGGCATGGGGTTACTTATCCCACCACCTACTCCCTTGGCTTGCTGCTGTTGCTGTTGCATCTGTACCTGTTGCGTAGCTATCTTAAAGAGTTCCTCTACCAACGCCTCATCATTGATATGGTGCATTTCAGCACCCTTCTCAAGTAACCGTTTACTGGTAGCAAGGAACGGGGCTGATGCAAGTAGACCCAGGAACGCAGTCCACTGTGCCCTTTCTATCTCAGGCAGTTGAGGAGTAACAGAACCCACGTTGATGGTGTACTCATACTCACCGGCAATATCATCATAGTCTGATACCCTAATCAGTTCCCAATACGTTTCACTTTCCGGGCCGGTTACCTTGACTGCCTGATCCTTATCGATGTGTACCTGGACAAGTTGGTCAAGTTTCCTACCGACTAGCTGGAGGAAATCAACGACCAGACCGACTCTATCGCCTTCCCGTAACACAGCACGTTTCTCAAGTATCCCTGCCTCGGTAGCAGAATCGACACCGGACCTCGCACCTCGCTGGTTAGCACCTACGGCAAGGTCTTGGAAGTCGTTCCTGAGATACGCAAGGTTAGTATGTAACTGCTGGTCAAGGGGAGCATCCGAAATGGGACGTACCGCTGAAATACCCTGACCCCTCGCCCTTATCACGGTTCCATCATCACCTAGGGTAAGGTCGGTCGCTGACTGTTCCCAATCAGATACTAATGTCTCATCCAGTTCGTACTTCCTGTTGAACCGTTTCAGGTGGGTACTCAGCTTTGACCTGAACATACAGTAATCGTACTGGGAGTCTAGCCACTGGCTTACAGGTGGAAGGGGATACCAGCTATCATCACGCATGGTGTACCGTAGTGTGACAAACGGGTGATCCTCCGTACCCGGGGGCATCTCATCAGGTTGACGGACAAACTTATCGTACCCGTCAGCGACTACAAACCACTCATCATCGGCTGCGTTCCATATCTCGTACAGAACGATGTACTCAGGTTCCGGTGTATCGTCACGGGTAGCAAGACCACCTTTCTTCCTCCGTTCCCGTTCCTTCTCTGACTCATCCTTTGCTTCAGTGGCCTTGATTTCCTTCCTGGCCTCTGCTGTATACCTCTTATTCGTTTTGAAATAGTCGATGTGTTCCTTGTACCTGTGGCACCGCCACCTGACGGTATTGTCAAGGGAACTAGCTTCAGGATCTACAAAGAAATCGTCAGGGTGGATCCGGCTTACCACATACGCCTCACCCACAGGGATGGTTTCGGGTTCCAGCATGGCTTCCCCGTTTTCATCCACCATCACACCACCTGAACTGTCCATAAGCGGGTTACCAGCGTTTTCGTTATCCTGAAGGGTAGAATGGTAATGAACCTTTGAAACACCGAACTGGAAGAACGCGTCAAAGATGTTTACCCGGCTGGTAGTCTTCAGGTCGATCTCACGTTTGATATAGTTAAGCATCGACTGGCGCACTTTTGCACGTTTCTCAAATAACGCTATGTCCTGTGGGTTGACTGAATAACTACGTGCCAGTTTGATATAGTAGTAAGGGTCAGTTGAATACAGGCTCGGTAACTCAGCAAGGATGGATGAGTAAACCAGGTTAATGGTTATCCATTCATCGTCAGGATACCCGGATGGTTTCTGGGCACCTTCAAAATAATCATACGCCAGTGGGATACGGAACCGTTTGCTCCATTCCTCCTTAACGTCCTTGGCACGTTGGATTTCCTGTAACCACCATGTAGGTGTTCCACGCCCATCAGTTGACTCTGACTTCTTTGGTCTTCCACGCTTTTTACCGAAAAGGGCCACTTATCTACCTCTCGTTATCTTGTACGCATCGCCAAGCGACATACCTCTACGCTGTGCCACGTTCTGAGCTTTCATCAACCGTCTTCGCTCATGCTGGAAACTCCCCACATCGTCCTCAATAACAACCTTCGGTGTTATAGGTCTGCTCATCATAGCGTACCGGAACTCATCATATATGTGGTCTTCAACCTTCTTATCTTCGATATCTTCCGGGTTAGACTCTTTCAACGCTAAGATACTCATTGTTCGCCAGAAGTGTTTATCGTCCTTTGCTATGTAAATCCCTGGTTCACCGTACTTGATTTCACCTGACTCAGGATCTACTGTCTCTTCCCTGCGGAACCTATAGTGAAGTTGCTGTTTACCCAGTACCCGGTTGTTATCACCCTTCAGCCAAAAGATACCCTCGTTACCCATTTCCTCCGCGATACTGGGTCCGGTGCCGCCTTTAGCCTTGGTCGGGTTCTTACTCCATATAGACGGGTCAGCAGGGCCAGTTCTTACAACCTGTTTGATATCCCGTTCAACGTCCTTAATCATCCTCGCTATTTCAACAGCCGTTGCTTTAAGCCCCTTAGTCGGGTCTTCCTCGGCACTCCCGTATATCGACTTGAACCGCCACAACCGTCCATCGTAATCAGCCGCGTACCACGCAACCGAAAACGGAGAGGAGTAGCCCCAATCAAAGGCTCGGAATACTTCCCACTCAGGAGGCGGGGTGAACGCTTCCACACCATGAACCTCTTGAGAAAGCTCTGGGAACGCTTGCCCTGTAAATACGTCCCACTCACCGTCTAACAGTCTCCTCTTGTCTTCATCTGGTAAAAGCATCAACCTCTGGATATACAGAGGATCGTTTTCTATTAGTGTCGGGTTATCAGTTACACGGGCAGGGATGAAACACCTGTCAAACCCCGTCTTACTATCTATGTACCTCGTTCCTGGTTCTGTGATGGTGACAAATCTGTCTTTAACAAAACCGTGTCCAACTCCTCCCGGGTTAGTTGTGGCTCGGACCATCGGTCTGATAGTAGGGTCAACAGATCGGCACCGGGAGTGCAAGTAAAGGTACTGTGTCCCTGTAAATTGAGTAAGCTCATCGAATCCGATAAATCCGTATTCATGCCCCTGATAGTTGAACTTGTCATCTTCATGCTGCATATGTCCTAACTTGACTGTAGCACCACTGGGCCAGTGCCACCTTGCTTCTGTTGCCCTCCACTTACCACCTATCACCGGGTAGTACGCTTGGCACCTATCCATGATTTCTTGTAACTGGGGGAACGTCCTCCTGAGTATCAGTGCCCTATAGTTAGGGTTCTTAACGTGCCTTGCTGCCGCCATGATAAGACAATCAGTCTTCCCCGGCCCTGCGGCACCACCAAAGAGGACTTCGTACTCGTTACGTCTCAGAAACTCTGTCTGTGGACCCTTGTGGGGTTGCCAAGTGGGTTTCATTCATCGTCCATTTGTCCAGCTATTGCACCCGCAGAGAATAGTGGTAACCCCTTCTTCATGGCTTCCCTGAACTTATCGGTATACTTGACTTTGAATGTTTCTTGTCCTGTCGGAGCATTTTGTTCTGCAACGTGTTTATAGGGATATGGTCCCTTCTCTCTAGCATTAACGGCAGGATCAACCCACTCCCACTCTTCCACCCCATTTTTATTTGTAAATGACCGCAACTCAAACTTACGTAGTTCACTCTTCTCCACCTTCATCCCGTACTTCTTGAACTTCTTATTAGCACGGTTAACTGCCATCTCATCGTAGTATACTGCGTTACCGTGACCACCCATCTGAAG